ATTCCAGACCAGGATTCCTTGTTGCATCCATGTCGGGAGGTTTTCATATGCTGTGGCAAGTCTTGCAAGAAGTTCTCGAGCAGTCGTTGCCTTGTTTGCCAGGATACCTATATTAACACTATCATTGAAAATTGCGTAGTGTAAAAGGTAAGACACACACGTTGTAGACTTACCAGTCTGTCGTGGCATCTTACAGATATTGAATCTGTTTTCGTGGAAGTTATTAATTAACTTTTCCTGGAAGTCATAGGTCTTAAATGGTTGAAGACCGTGGTCCAAGGTTACAATCTGGACGTAATTTTGTGCAAAGTAAACTGGATCATCTTTACATTTAATATACTCTTCAATTTGTTCTTTTGTAAACTCAATTGGAGTATTCGCCTTCTTCAGAAGGGGATTACCCAAATAAACATCACTTGCCATAAAATTTAATTAGATCAACACTTCCACTTTCTTAACGCCAAAGCCTTACGAGTTGGTCTTCCCTTCTCGTCCTTCATGGGTCCTTTCATTCCACCCATACGAGCACAGAATGATCTTTTTCTTGGACCACCTTCAGGTTGAGGTGCCTTGAGATCAGAACCTGGATTTTCTCTTTCGTATGACTTACGACCCTTCTCGTTCAAACCACCAGAGGGATTCTTTCCCTCCTTTCTCTGCCATGCTGCTGACTTCTCTTGAAGTGGTTCTGGTTTAATTAAATCCGTTGATTCAATCTCCATCGGTACATAATCATCTTTCCAATCAGTTGTATCAACCTCTTCACTCACACCAACATTTAAAACAGAATCTTGAGGTTGGAATGTTGTAGTATCAAATCTAAGAAGATTACAACCAGGATAGAACTTATCAAGTGCATCCTGTATTTCATTTCTAGTTGGCTTTCTTACCTCAGGGAAGAAAAGTTTCATATTCATATACTTTCCTCTCCACGAGAATGAAATCAAATAGATGTTTCCAGTTTTAGGAGGAATTCTTGTTGCTTCTTCAAGTGTAGGACACTCTTTCTTTCCGTGAATAGGGCACTCTTCACCTTTCTTATTTCCCATACATGTTACTTCTTCATTCTTGGGAACACAATTAGGAACCATACGGTTACCCTTCTTTTTCATACCCACTTGCTTATGAGAATCCCAGCAAGGATCACCATCACCCTCTTTAACTTGTTCAGTCTCTTCTTTCTTGACACAGTTTGGATATCTCTTACCAAACATGGTCTTCATACCTTTCTTCTCATATCCCTTCCAGCACTTCTCGTCAATTACCTCAACTTCAATACCAGCAGCTCTCATTGCACTGATCTGGATGTCGGTAAATTCTGGAAGAGCCATGTACTCTTCTTTCTTAGTTGAGTTACCCCAGTTAGCCGCACCAACTTTACGACACTTCACCAATGCACCAGAGGCATATGCAGATGGCCAAACAGAGTAGCGTGACTTGACCTTATGATAACAAGCATCTTTAGTTCCAGAACCCTTACCCTTCTTGTCCTTTGCTTCGTTAATGTCCATGTCCTCTTTTACCTTACGGTCAGTTTTAACATTTGTTGGTTTTGAAGCTCCAGACTTTTTCTGTTGACCTGGGTCTTCTCTTCTCTTAGCAGCCTGTGCTGCAACTCTTTCCTTCTTGGACATACTTGCCCTTTTAGCAGAAGATACACATTTAGGAATACCTTCACCAGGTTTGTCACTTGCACAGGAATCTCCTGTTACAACATTTACCCAACCTTTCTTACCATCTTTTGATTTGGACTTACCAAACCAATCACGAAGGCCCTCTTCACTTACAGTTCCACCGTTTCCATTACCATTTCCGTTTCCATTACCATTTCCGTTTCCATTACCATTTTTATTGGTATCGGTTTCAGACTCATCATCTACTGAATGACCATTCTCCTTTCGGAGCATACCCGCACGACCCACAACCTTAAATCCTGCAGGAATTGGTTTACATTTTTTATCTGTATAACAGTAGTAATACCCTGCTTTACACTTACCGTTCTTAGCCATTCAACTAAAGAGTATTTGTTATTATTTATTTGCTTTGAGATGTTCCACTTCAAACTTCAGTTCTTGAATTGCTTTGACAAGCATTGGAACTAACTTTCCATATGAAGCCTCAAGTCGATCAGGATTTTCGTCCATCACTAAGTTCAAGTAATCAGCATCAACATCATGTTGTAAGGATTGTAACTCTTGTGCAATGAAACCAGCCTCATAGCTTCCATCCTTGCTATTACCGTCACGGGTCTGCCATTTGAACTTGACAGGATTCAACTTACTGATGAAGTCCAAACCTTCTGGTAATTCTTGTACATCAGTCTTGTCGCGTGCATCAGACAAACTGCTAATGGTTTGCGTATTACACCTAAGAGTTGCAACGCTGCTATTTCCAAGAGTTATTTCATTATTTACAGTTCCACTACTTGCAGTGGCTTGATATCCAATGCAAGTATTATTGGCACCCGTAGTAATATCGTCACCTGCGAAAGCACCAACTGCTGTGTTATTGTTACCAGTGGTGAGGTCTCTGAGAGTATATGCTCCAAAACCAGTTGCATAGTCTGCAGTTGTAGAATCCTCAACTGCCTGATATCCCACGGCGGTAGATCTTTGTGCACTGGTGTTTGACTTTAACGCATAATAACCAACAGCAGTATTGTCCGATCCGTCAGTATTAGCGACAAGCGCCTCTTTACCGACTGCAGTATTTGCATTTCCACCAGTAACTACTTTTAATGCTTCATAACCAACACCAGTATTATCAGCACCATCAGATACTCCATTAGAACCAACCGAATAATGACCAATTGCTGTATTTCTAGCACCTTGGTTCCACTTACCTGCTTGGTAACCTAAACCACATGCAAGTGTGTGTCCCGATCTTTCAGCGAAACAGTCATATCCAATTGCTATTTCACTATCATTATTAGCAGTCGTAAGTGCTCTATAACCAATAGCGATGTTATATGAACCTGTTGTTAATGAACCTAATGCACTATGACCAAGAACACAGTTGTTTGATCCCGTAGTGCATGAATCCAATGCCTCATAACCAACCGCGACATTATCCATGCCCGAAGTTACTCTCCGTAGAGATCTGTATCCAACAGCAGTGTGATCATTACCAGAAGTGAGCTGCTGCATGGATTTTTCACCCACGGCCACATTATTACTGCCACTTGCTGATCCGTCCGTACCTTGCCCCGCACTATAACCAAGGAAAGTGTTTGTACTACCAGTTACATAACGACCTGCATATATGCCAAAGGCTGCAGATTGAAAATTAGTGGTTATTTTTGATAATGCTTCGTTACCAACAGCGCAGTTAAAATTACCTGATGTTTGGTCGTTAAGAGCATCTTTGCCGATTGCAACAGTGTTATTGCTCCCACCATCAGCAGCAAGTGTACCACTACCTAAACCAAGGGCAGCACCAGAATTATCTGTCTTTGCATCCGATAATCCATTAATCTCAGATGCTCCACCACCGCCACCTGAAGCAGCTGCTAAAGTAATATTACCATTGCTTGAATTGTAAGTAAGGACATCTCCATCAGACGCTCCAGATTGCAAACCAGGAATACGAAGGCTAGTGATACTGCTATTTCCAAGAGTAATTTCATTTGATACGGTCGCACTACTTGCGTCAGCAGTATTGCCAATAACAATATTGTTAATTCCTGTCGTAATATTATCACCAGCACTCTTACCTAGTGCTGTGTTGTTACTACCAGTAGTAACTAACTGTAAAGCTTCGTATCCAACAGCAGTACAACCACCAGCTGTTGTCAATGACGCGGCTACGTTTGAACCAACCAAAGTACATGATGTACCACCAGTAGTTGCTGCAGTCGCAGCGTTATAACCGATTGCAACTATATGATAAGGTGTGGTCATGTTCATTGCTGCCTGGTGACCTATTGCCACAGCATAGCCAAGAATACCTGCATATCCTGTATAATCCTCAAGTGCTTTATATCCAACTGCAGTAAGACTTCCCATGGTGGTCGTTGATTTTAAAGCATTTCCACCGAGTGCAACACTGTGTGATGCTGTAGTGGCTGCATCAAATGCTGATGTACCCACAACAACATTGCTGTTTCCAGTTGTCTGATTCTGACCAGCTAGACTACCGATTGCGATATTAGAACCACCAGAAGTTAAATCATAGTGAGCAAAGTAACCTATTGAAACATTGCTACTTGCAGTTGATTTTCTTTGAGCGAGTCTACCAATCGCAACAGCTTCTTGAACACCTGTGCCGGTGTCATGCATCGCCTGATATCCTATGGCGACGTTAGAGTGACCAGTAGTAATGTCTTTTAACGCCTGATAGCCGAGGGCAACATTTAACGATCCACTTGTATTTGCATTAAGTGCTTGATAACCAACTGCAGTATTTAAGTTATCAGAACCATCATCATTGGCCAAAGCTCCCGTGCCTAAACCAAGACCTGTTCCACTGTCGATAGTAACTGCGTCTGACAAATCATTGATCTCAGATGCACCTCCACCACTAATTCCAGTCAGATTAGAACCATCACCATATAAAGTATCAAAATATCCGTTAGCAAACCTGGTACTATTTGTTCCTATGTCAATAGCACTATCAGAACTTGCTTTTATATCTCCATCAAAAGTAAATGTAGCACTACCTTGGACCGTCCAATTACCACCTTCAAGTTTTAACTTATCATTACCATTATGATGGAAGTAGATTCCACCGCCGGAACCACCGTACATATCAATGACACTTTGATTATTTGCCCTTAAGAATACACCACCACTAAGTGATGTAAGATAAACTTGATCCTTTGCTCTAAAATTTAATTGACTGGAAGTTGATGAGGTTTTTGGATCAATGGTCAAACTAGTTCCATTAAAATACATATGCATATCTTGATCATCACCAAACTGCAACCTATCGTCGGTTGAACCACCACTATCACCAAATTGAATTAGATTACCATTGGTGTCTAATGTTCCACCAAGTTGTGGAGTTGTATCCTCTACAACATTAGAGATTCCACCACCCGAAGCAGCAGCAAGAGTGATATTACCATTGCTGGAGTTGTAAGTTAAAACATCTCCATTACTTGCACCAGATTGTAAGCCAGGAATCCTGAGGCTTGTAATACTTGCATCACCTAAAGTAATTTCGTTAGTTGCAGTAGCAGAACTTGCATCAGCACCTGAGCCAATGACAATGTTGTTGGTTCCTGTGGTGATGTTGTCACCAGCATTCTTGCCGACAGCAACGTTATAACCACCCGTTGTTACTGATCCAAGGGCGTTGTATCCAATAGCAGTAACTTCAGCAGCAGTTGTTAAACTCTGTGCTGCTAAACCACCTATTACAGTAGATGTAGAACCACCAGTTGTGGCAGTATACATTGCTCTATTACCGATTACAGTCAAATCGGTTGGAGTTGTTGCAGCCTTTGCCGCCTGATAACCCATCGCGGTGGTTCGTCCGTTAGTATCATTACCAACGTATGCATCAAGACACTCATAACCAACACCAGTTAATTGGTTTGGTATTGTGACTGTTTTTAGACAATTATATCCGATAGCAACATGTGCACCTCCAGAAGTAGCAGCTGTCAACGCCCCATAACCAAGTGCGACACTACCACTACTTGTAGATGCTGACTTTAACGCTTGATAACCTATTGCAGTATGTGAACTTGCACCAGTTCCACTACTTCCCATGGCCTGATAACCCATGGCAACGTTGTACTGACCTGACGTAATTGCATCTAAAGCCTGTCGTCCAACACCAGTGTTTCGACTACCTGTAGTACATTCAAACCCGGCTTCAATACCTAAAAAAGTATTGTTGGGACCTGTAGTGATTTTTTGCCCAGCACTGGCTCCAACTAACGTGTTTTGCGTTGCAGTTGTTTGTGCTTCTCCCGCCTTCCAACCAATAGCTGTGTTGTAGCTTCCAGAAGTAAGTGCAGTAAAAGCGTTTAAACCCAGGGCTACGTTTTTGTTGTCCGTACCATCATTATTTGCAAGGGCATTTAATCCTAAACCGATCGAAGATCCATTACTATAAGTAACTGCATCAGATAAATCACTGATAGAACTAGCACCACCGACAGATGCAAGTGTGATATTACCATTGCTGGAGTTGTAAGTGAGAACGTCTCCGTTAGACGCTCCAGATTGTAAGCCTGGGATGCGAAGGCTGGTGATGCTGCTATTGCCTAGTGTGATTTCATTAGCTGCTGTGGCAGAGCTTGCGTCAGCCTGATTTCCAATAACAATGTTGTTATATCCAGTTGTTATGTTGTCTCCAGCTTGATAACCAATGCCCGTGTTTCTGTATCCTGTTGTTACAGCATTAAGTGCGGTATACCCAGAAGCCGTGTTTCGATAACCTGAAGTTATGTTTTGACCGGCTTGATCGCCTAAAAGAGAGTTTTGGTAGCCAGTTGTTACATCTTGTCCAGCCAAATAGCCTACTGCTGTGTTGCTATTACCTGAAGTATTTGCATTCAGTGCGTTGTATCCCAACGCCGTGTTTTTATTGTCGGTACCATCATCATTGGCAAGGGCATTTAATCCTAATCCAATAGTAGAACCGTTTGAATTGGTTGTGGCATCAGATAAATCACTGATAGAACTAGCACCACCAACACCAGTCAGATTAGAACCATCACCACTAAATGATGTTGCTGTTAGAACACCAGTGACAACAGCACCAGAGGATGTGGTTTTAAATTTTTCATTTCCACTATGATAAAGAAGAACATTATTAGAATTTGCTCTAAGCTTATACTGATTACCAGATTCATTTAATACTGCCCACGTACTGTCAGTTTCAAAGAAAATACTGTGGTCGGATTCAAATCTACTATTACTACCATCATCATAGATTCTTAAAGAATCTGTTGTATTGTTGGAATCAAATCTAAGTTGAACGTTTGCTGGCAAATGTACTGTGTCATTGAAAGTAGAACCACCAGAAACACTTAAAGTATCTGTATCAGTAAGTCCAGTTACATCAATACCAGTAGACTTAGTAGCAAGTTTCTGAGAACCATAGTGGTACAGACCAACCTCACCAATGTCTCCTTCACATCTGATGTAGTTAGTAAGGTTACCAGAACCGTCATCTGTCTGAATAATAACGTCACGGTCGTTAGTAGTATTCCTAAGAATAAGGTCGCCTGTACTTGTTTGCTCAACGACAAGATGACCTAGTGTGGTATTAGAAACATAGGAGTTGGTGCCGTCATGATAGATTTCTAAATCATCACCAGTTCCAAGGAGGATTTTATGATCATCCTCCATATCTAATCCATCGGCAGTAATAGTTCCAGTTACATCAATACCAGTAGATTTGGTAGCAAGTTTCTGAGTACCATAGTGGTAAAGAATAGCCTCACCAGTGCTACCATCAGCACGGAAATAATCAACAACAGCAGTACCTACAGAACCATTATCAGACAGGATGACGACATCTGCATCATCAGTCGTGTTTCTAATGAAAAGATTGCCATTGCCTCCTTGACTTACATAACTATCAGCACCGTTATGATAAATTGATAAATCTTGAGAAGCACCAAACTGCAACCTATCATCGGTTGTACCAGAACTATCACCAAATTGAATTAGATTACCATTAGTATCTAATGTTCCACCAAGTTGTGGTGTAGTGTCTTCTACAACATTAGAGATTCCACCACTAATTCCAGTCAGATTAGAACCATCACCATATAAAGTATCAAAATACCCGTTAGCAAACCTAGTGCTATTTGTTCCGATATCTACGGTGCTATCAGAAGCTGCTAATATATTTCCAGTGAAAGTAGAGTCACCAGCAACACTGAAATCAGTACCATTCAAAAGCATCAATTCCGTGCTTTTAAATCTTGCACTAATGTTTTGAGAACCTGCCTTAATATGTGCAATCTCAATGATACCATCTTCAGTACCATTACTTGCATCTGAAATCTTACCACTTATCTTGGCATAGTTTCTTTCTACACCAGTGTCACTTTCTCCGGCAAACTTAATCTGTCCAATGTAATCTGCATCTGCAGGAGACGAACTGTTCCTATACAGTTTTAATTCTGGACCTGCAGAACTACTAGTATCAGTGCTTATAAATGTTGCTACTGAAGTGCCACTATCAATTTTAAATAATTCAGTACCAGAACTCTTTACTATGAAATCACTAGTATTGCTACCATGACGATTGAGATTCATAGATATATGATTACCTGCAATCACCCCTATTTCTAATCCATCACTTGCAGGAATAAGTGATCCTTTCGTGGTTCCATCATATTGAATGTTTATAGCAGGATTCGTTGTTGTGCTATTAGCATTAATTGCATCTTTAGCAGCAGAGAATGTAGAAACACCAGTAACAGATACATTTCCACTATAAGCTATACCCGTTGATCCATAGTTTTCAGTCCATGGATTTACCGTACTTACAGTGGTAGCAATACCTACACCACTAGTGTCCCGTCTAACAAATAACTTTCCATCGTAAGTATTAAGAGCTAACTCGCCTAACTCTAAATTTGCGAGCGAAGGGCGTTTTGAAGCGACAGCCGATCGCTTTAACTTTACCTTTGGACTTGCCATTATGATACCTGGTATATACCTTTAACACTTATATAAGTGTATTAATATTTATTCGAAAGATCCACCATCACCAGGTGTCTTCTTAGATCTGGTTGTTTTTGGTTTCTGGTTTGTCGATTTTAAAGACTCTATCTCTGCTTCCTGTTCCTTTACTTTCTTCGTCAAAGCTTCAACTAAATCAGTTAATTGTCTAATCTTTGCATTAGTTGCAATTGACTGAGTAAACAAGTCATTAGAAGTGTTTTGATAAGATGAAATCAAATACTTTACATCACTTTCATTCATAAAAAAAGAGGGTATCACTACCCTCTTATTTATTTTATCATTTTAGACTTAGAACGAACCGCCATCAATGGTTGCATTTTCAATCAGAACCTCACCACTCGAACACTTGATGACTTCCTGAACACCACTACATCCACCAATATGAAGAGAGCCGATTTCAAGTGCACCTGCTGTAGCTGAAGTCAGAACACCTGAAGATTCGGACACATCAGATGAAACAACGATTCTTGAAGTTGAGTCATCCCAGTATACTGCAGCTTTCTTAGCAGAAGACGTGTAGTAGTTGAAGATAACACCGATATCCTTATTCAGGTCAGATGATGGTGCAGAACCATCAACCATACCCAGTTCCAGGAGTTGGTCTTCAATGGTTGTTTGTGAAGTATTGACCTGTGTAGTAGAACCATTAACGGTCAGATTACCTGTAACCGTAAGGTTTTGAGCACATGAAACCGCACCAGTGGAGTCGGTAATTGTGATAGCAGATGTACCATCTCTAGCTTTTACATTCGTTACTTCAATAGTAGGAACGTCGATTTTTGTTGTTACATTGACTGTATTTGGTAAACCAATTGTAATGGTTTGATTAGATGCTGAGGTTTCAATCTCATTCGATGTACCGGCAATAGTAAGTGACTGTGAATCAAGGTCAACAGCACCTGTACCAGAATCACCAGCAATATCTAAATCCTCTCCAGTAACTGTACTGTCAACGTAATCTTTAACAGCAGCTGATGTTGGGATGGTTGTGTCATTGTCATTATTAGCAATGCCCTCAGATTCTATAACGATTGCAGCTGCAGCAAAGTCTGCGACTTCAATATTAGAAATTGAGTTACCAGTACCATTAGCATCAAAAGTTTTATTTGTAAATGTTGTAGTTGATGATGCTGTAGTGAATCCTGAATTAGCATTACTGTAGTTGTGAAGATCATTATCAACTACGAGATCAATAGTACCATCATCATCTTGATAGGTTGCAGTAATCAGAGTTTCAGTATTACTACCAAACATTGCACCAGCAATGTCCTGAATTCTTTCTGCATTTAAAGTTACATCACCAGATGTAACAGTAAAGTCTGTACCATCGAAAGTGGCGATACCTTTGTTGGTTTCAGTTGCATCTTCTGCGGCAATAGTGATAGTGTTATTACTAACGGCAGTATCAATACCCTCGCCACCAGTAAATGTGAGAGTCTCGCCAGTAGTAAATGTGTCGTTAGAACCAGAGTCAGCAGCAATAGTAAAACTTCCAGATGGAACTGCAGCGTATGCAAGTGTATGGACGTTTCCACTTACACTAGAAATTTTCAAAAACTCGTCTTGACTGCCAGATGCAGGCATCACAAATGTCGTGACTCCAGATAAACTATTTGGAGATTTAAGCGTAATAGAATGGGTACCGTTATTTGTACCCTCTACAAGTTTTACACCACTACCAACAGTAGCAGTATTTACCTGCCAATATCTACCAGAACCAACAAATTGGTTGTTATTTGTGGTAGAGTCAATACCAACATAGAGATCATAAGAATCAGTTGCAAAGCCTGGTTCGCCTGCTCTGAGTGCAGGAAGGTTGGCTAATAAACCTCTTTTAAACTGAATTACTGGTGATGCCACAGATAATCTCCCTCTCTGACGTTTTTATACCATTATAAGAATTATTTAGTTAAAAATCGCCTCCATCTATACTAAATAGACTGATATTTGATAAATTTACCTTGTCCTCAATTTGATCAACAAATTCTTCAGGGACATTGTTATCTTCAGCACTCTCTGAAAATACCTTATCTGCATCAATATTTCTAATTACGAATTTTTTTGATGAGTCATCATAAGCTATGTAATTTTTATCATCACCATCTTGTGGACTGTTAGCTAAAAGATCTCCGAATCTTGTTGGCATCAGAATGCACCCCCATCTACATCTCCAATTGCAACCTCTCCAAGGTCAAGTTGAGACTCTACTACATCAATAAAATCTTGTGGAAGATTTTCATCTTCAATAGATCTTGTAACTACAGTATCTGCATCAACTAATACAAATTTATCTGTACTTGCATCATATGACAACAAAAATCCATCTTGAGCAGGACCTAAAGATGAAATTGAAGTGTCTCCCATCTCCTCAATAGTTGATGGTTGTCTCGTAGACCTTACTGATGATCCTGCAGCTGATTTTTTAGCAATCCTTTTTACGGCAGAAGATGCCTTTCTAATGTTTGCCATATTAGGTGGTAATACCTGCGGTTACTAAAGCCATACCTTCAACCATTCTCGACACAGCACCAGATGTTGATGTCAATACTACATCATAGTAATACCTTCCAGGTTTCAGATCTACAGTTTTTCCTGAAGTCATAGCAATAGAAACCTCACCAGTTGCTCCAGTAACTGTGACTGAGAATGATTTAGATGAAGTTGATGTTGAATGTTTTTTAATCTTTGATGTGCCTGTATACCCTACCAAATTAGATGCAGATCCATCAGATTCAGTAGAATTAAAAGTTTCACTAAAATCTGCTCCTTGAGCAATAACTATATTTACACTAGGAGTTACAGCCATCTTTCAATCTTTTTAAGTATTTAGATCTTTGTTGACGTTCTTTAACATCTTTTGAAGATCTGCGGTCGAACCAACAAACAATGCATTATTAGTCACATTTGTAGGACCTTTATCTTTCTCTTCATTCACATCTTTTAATTTTTTCTGCAGATCCATCAACTTATCTGTGGCATCAGACACGTTTTTAATAAGTTGTCCTGCAACTTCATATGCCCTAGGCATCTCACTCTCTTGAGCAAGTTCAAGAATACCATTGATTGCTTCTTGACCTTTTTCAATTATTGAATACAAATTACCTCTAGTATATTCATAATCTTTACGAATATCCTCATTTGAATTTTCAAACTTAGAGATTTGTTTTTCAATACTCTTTACTTCTTTCTTAACCTCAATAGGTTCAACATCAAACGTTTCATTGAGCTTTTCATACTTATCCATATTCAACCTCAGAATACACTACCATCAAACCCGAAATCATCTCCGAGTTCAATCTGAGCATTATCAGCAGCATTGATATTAAAGACCTTTGATCCACTGACATGATTTTGAAGAGGTGTCTTATCTTGAGCTCTTCTGACAACAATCTTATTATCTGCTATTGTTTCAATATACATCTCTTCTTGATCAACGTAGATATATGATCCTTCAGTCAGCGCAGATCCATTATCAACATCAATCACAGTTTCATTCATATCAACATTTTCAGCCAACAATGTAGCAACTACACCATCATAATCTTTGAGTGCTCTTGGAGTAACTTGATACGTAAGATCTCTTTCGTACTTACTACCATCCTTACTACCAGCAACATAACCAATAGAAACTTTCTTGATGATATCCCCAGAAACATCCTTGAGAGGTCCGAAGACCATGGTTTTGACGGTAAATGTAAATGTGTAAAGAAGAGCTCTTCTTGTATCAAAGTTCCCTTCATATTCGTCAGACATATCAATGTTGTCAAGAACAACTGGAACATTTCTTACCTCATTGAAATTCCCAAGAAATTTGATAGGAAGTGTATAACCTGGTTGAAAATATGGGACGATTTGTTCTACGATTTGAAGCATATCATCATTCAGTTTTGTATAAACTGAAAGGACAATCGTCATATTGTATGGAACAGGAAGATATGTTTTTCTTTCTTCAGTACCGTCAGATGATTTGATAACCATCTGTTGTGTTTGAGTTGTTTTACGAGAGGGGTCGTAAGCAAGATTTGTGAATTCAAATGACATCCTAGGAAGAGTCATTTGAGTCGGATGATTCAAATCGGGATTTTGATTCAACCTTGCGAGAAACTTTTGGGTGGGACCATAAGCTAGAGGAACCTTGATGACACTTACGGTGTCATCTGAGTCATCCTTATGCTTAATCTGTATACCGTTAAACATTGATCCAAAACCAATGATAACAGATCTAAAGATCTCGTTGTAAAAATACTCAAACATTATTTTACAGGTATATACCTCTATTTAACAGTTTTGTATCAAGGCATTCCAAATGGATTGGTTTGAGAGAAGTCTATGATAGCATCTGCGGCCGTTTCAATGTTATCATTATCGGCGAATGGAGTTACAATATCATCAGTATTAATACCACCTACAATATACTTTGCTCCAGACTCACTTCCTGTTAAGATCTCACCTTCTCTAAATGAACCGTCTATAATACCAACCTCCATAACATCCGTGACACCGTTCCATTCTTTAACTCTAGCGGTGGTTCCTGAAATTGATCCAGTAACGATTTCATTGAATGTAAATGTTCCACCGATACCTGTTGTGCTATCAACAACAGGTGGGTCAATGTGAACAATCGGGTGAGTATCATATCCTTCACCACCATCAAGAATGTAGACTGCTGTAACAATACCAGATGCACTTATAGTTGCAACTCCAACTGCATATCTAGAAGGAGTTGGGAACATAGAACTAAACTTGTTCTGACCACTACTAAACTTATATTGGGTCGAACTAAAGAGTGGATACGTTCCTGAAGTCAAACCGATAGATACGTTTGGTGCTGTTATGTATCCAGAACCACCATTGGTGACGGTGATGGTTTGAACTGATCCATCTGTTGAGATACCAGCTGTAGCAGCAAAACCAGATCCATTTCCACCATTAACAGTAATTATAGGTGGAACGGTGTATCCACAACCTGCGTTTGTGATATTGATTGCAGATACTCTACCAGACTTACCATCACATGCAGGATAGGTGTAATTTACTGATGCAATACCTGTGGCTGTTGTTCCAGTTGTTGGGGCAGATGAGAATCCAACCACTGGTTGACCAGTAAATCCTCTTCCCATATTTGTGATGTAGATCTTATTGACACCACCAACTGGACAAACCGAAGCTGTTGCTGTCGCAGATGTACCAGCACCAATAAGATTTAATGTCTGGATATATCCAATCTGTGCGATCTCATCATCAATATCTGTGATGTCGGTATCAATAACCTCATCTTCATATCTAAAGAGTTCACATCTTAATTCATAAACGTAGGTCTTCTTCAGTTGATAGAAAGGTTGTTCGTGTTCAACAAACTTAATCTCAAATAATCTATCTCCAAGTGGGAAGTAAATTAAGTCACCCTCTTTTGGTCGTGTACTTAACTCAACTCCAGAGAGATTTTCTATTAATGGTGAGATATAGTTTTCAAATCTTTCTTTCGAGATGACGAGTTGAAGGTCATCTCTATTTTCGATTCCAAATTTTGAAAGTATGGTACCCTGACCAGTGTAACCTTCATAGTTATCGATGTAGGCTTCTAAAGGAAAGGCCTCGGTAAAGTTAGATTGAATGACCTCTTTTATGACAGTTTTTGTTGTTGCATACTGTCTTGGAAGGTAATGAACCTCAACACCGTACATCTGCAACTGTTCGTTGACCAGACTTTGGATTAGGTTTTGTTCGGATCTAGTACCGTTAAGAAAAAAGGGATTTAACATATGTCATCACCCTATCATGTCAAGAGGTGGTAACTCATATGTGCTCAACATTCTCTCCTGTATACGATCGAGTTCTGCCTGTGCGTCATCATATAACTGTCTTCCGTTGAACTCAATACCACCAGGTAATTTGACTCCTTGAAACTTAATCAGATTCTGACCCCACTGTCTTTTGATAAGCGATGTCAAATATGGTTTCAAGAAAGAGTCATTGTAAACTCTTGGATAATCGTTGGGATCAGCAGTTCTCCAACAATCAATAATGATGAACTCACCGACTCTTAGATTACTCCAATCAATGTCAAGATACATTCTATCTTTTCTTTGATTGAATCTGATCTGTTTATGAGTATTCAGAAGGAAGTTCATCGACTCCAAATACGACATAGCCATTGAGTAACTCAACAAATCTGTGTTACCCCAATAGTAGATATCGTTCAGGAACAGTTGATACTTGAAACTGAACATGTTCGATGAGCTAATTGATTGAGCATCATCGTATTGAAATACTTTATTGATCCCGATAACGTTAGGTGGGATCTGAAGATAATTACTATTTTCGTAATATGTGAACGTCGTTGCAGTTCCTACAATATTAGTACTTGCTGCAGTTGAAGCAATACCAACCGATGGTCTACCCGAACTTAGAGCAGCGGCACCAGGTGGTCTTGCCTTTCCTCTATCAACATCAGCCTGAGTGATTTGATACTTGAGATATGTTTGTCCTACACCATCAAAGTGCCTCTCTTGGAAATACTGGATGGCATCATCTACAAGATCTTCGATTTGTTCGTCTGCAACGTTGATCTCCAGTACAGGAGCACCCAACTGTCTCAAACAATAATCAATAAGTTCTTGTCTAGTACTTGGCTGTGCCATCTATAATTAGACCTATCTATATGTCTATTTATTTAATAAATCGGTGATGGTATGAAGCATATTCTT